CCAACTACATCAGCCACCGCCACCCGTGTTGCAGATTCTGCCGTTAAAACGGGGATTAGTTCTATCATAAATAGCCAACAAGGAACACTATATGTAAATTGTAGGGCATTGTTTAATGGTGGAAGTTTTAGAGGCATTTCAATAAGCGATGGCACATATGCCAACCGAATCGCTATTGTTCAGTCATCAACTGCAAATACCTTGCTCATTGCTTTTGTAATTGGCAGTACATTCATTGTCAATCAATCAATATCTGGTTACACACAAACCAACCTTAACAAAGTTGCGGTAAGTTGGGGAAGTGGTACATTAAAAGTATTTATCAATGGAAGTTTGTCAAACACTTTTACATCAATTACAATGCCGTCATCAAATTTATTCACAAGAATTGGATTTGATGCGGGTGCAAGTGGAAGTGAATTTGAAGGATTCATCCAACAAATGGCACTTTTCCCAACACCCCTTTCTGATACTGATTGTGCGGCTATCACGAGTTTATAAATGGCAGTAGTATACGCACATATGAAAAAAGATAGTAGAGAAATCTACTACATTGGCATCGGAAACAATGTTAAAAGAGCGTATCACACCGGATGTAGAAGTGAATTATGGAAAAGACACTATAGAAAATACGGCTTAATTGTGGACATACTTTGCAGTGATATCGACATTTCTACAGCCAAGGAAGTAGAGAAGTTTCTTATTGCACAATACGGAAAGAAACAACTGTGCAATAGAACTGATGGCGGTGAAGGATTCTTTGGGGGTAAACACACGGAAGAGACAAAACAAAAGATTAGTGAAATGAAAAGAGGTAGGAAACCAAACAAGGAAACACTAATCAAAATGTCAATAGCATCTAAAGGACACAATAGAAGACCAGTGGGTTCTTGGAGTCAAAGTGAGGAGGCAAAACGTAAAATAGGAGAGGCTTTTAAAGGAAAGAAAAGAAGTGAATACTTTTGTCAAAGAGCAAAGGAAGGTAAAACTGGATACAAACCAGCAAAATCTACAATATATGCCGCAGCTAAAGTAAGGAAAGAGAAAGCCTGCTTAATACAGGAAATAACTACAGGGTTTACAGGTAAGCCTTGGGAAGTTTGTGATAAATTCAACATAGACAGAAGCGAGCTGTACAAAAAATGTAAAACTAATAAACCGTATATGTCTGGAAGAAACAAGGGATTATGCTTTAAGAAAATAAACCAAACTAGATTAACTTTAACAAAATTAAACTAACTTAAACTAAATTTAAATATATTTGAATATGGAATACTTAAAATATGAATTTGCAGATCAAGCAGCTTGGTCAAAAAAGAAAGCAACTATCTGGGCAGAAGAGTCTGGATACAACAACTGTCACGTAGTAGAGTTAGGAGATATTGTTTTAACTCCTGCTACTTACGATGAAGAAGGTAATGTACTTACTCCTGCTGTTACTGCAGGTAAGTTTGGTGTAGACATCGTATGGAACGAAAGCGAAGATTCTGCTTTTACTAGTTTCCAAGTATGGCCTGCTCCATGTGGTGTACATACCTTTGCAGGATTAGAGTCTTTGTACGAAGCAGCATACTATGCAAAGTTTCCTGATCGTAAGCCAGTTATTGATGCTCCAGTTGAACCTACGCCAACTGCAGAATAACATTAAAGATTAATTTAAGTCAGGCAATTGGGTTACAATTAATATCTTAGAACCATTGACTAATTTTTTTATAAAACTATCTTTGTACAAATAAGACTGGGCTTGGTTGCCTGACTAATCTAAAATGAAAACTTCCTTCTTCCTATATTCTACTACTACTGTTTTGGCGTTTTTGGGGACTTACTTTTTTAACCTAGGGGCTGACAATGTAGAACAGTATTTGGCCTTGGTTGCTGTCGTTTTTATTGATGGATTCTTTGGAGTATGGGCAGGTACTAAAAAGGAAGGATTCCAAACTAGAAAAGCTCTTAAAGTTCTTAAGACACTTTTCTCTTGGGTGTTAATACTTACGGGTGTTTTAATGATTGAAAAGGGATTTGAGGGCACATTCTGGCTAAGCGAAACTTTCTGTGCTCCCTTTATTGTATTTCAGATAGTGAGTGCTCTTAAAAACGCTCACACAGTGGGGGTAATAAACAATAGTGTATTGTCAGAGATCCTAAAAAGAATAGATCAGCATAAGTTTGACCACAATAAATGAAAGATTTCTCCGTTAAACTTAACTTTATCCTTGTACTTGTAATCGCTTACTTACTCTATAAATATGAGTACGTACAAGAACAAGATACCAATCAGGTAATTGCTTTTATAGATTCTATAGATAAAGCAAACGATACTTACTTTGAGAAGATAGACTCTTTAGAACATATTAAGCATGAAGAGTTTCACAACTACGAAAAAATCACCCTTAAATATGACACCATCCAGATTGCTATTGATACTATGCCTGACATTGATGGCACAAAATACCTACTCACAATCTCTAGACAGCTTACCGCTAAAGGAATTGAATAACGAGTTCCTTAAGGGAATTCAAGCACGTGAGAGAGTAGTAAGTCTTAAAAAGATTATTAAGACAGACAGCATCCAATTAATTTACTATAAGGATTCGTTGATTCCTAACTACCAAAAAGCTTTAGATACAGCTAAAGTAGAGATAGTTCGCTTAGATACTAAAGTAAAATCTCAAGCAGAAACTATAAAAACTTTAAATAAAGTTTTGAAAGGTGGATTATTTGCTATAGTTTTGTTAACCATAGGATTGATTTTATAATCCCTAAGCCTATGATGCCAATATCTAAACAGATTATCCAGCACTACATGGATAATCCAAACACAGACGAATCAGCCTTAGAGGTTGCTATTCGCTTCAACTATTATCCCCAAGATCCTAGTCAATTAAGAGCTAAAAGAGTCAGAGACTTAAAAAGAGCTGCTTTACTTAAAGTACAACTTAATCAGTCTTTGAATCCTAATAACCCTCAATCTACCCAAGTCTTAGGAAGTTACGATGAAAACTTAGATAAAGGAACCCTTGAGGTTTCTAAACTAGTCTCTGAGCAGCCTAGATCTGCAGAAGAGATCATTAAGATTCATAAGATAGACACTACAAAGTGGCGCTTAGTACAATACTGGAGTAAAGAAAAACAATCAGGTTGGCTAGTATCAGCACTCTTTGCTTCTGTTAAGCCTGAAGATCGTTTGCCCGAAGACATTAGAGATGTTCTAAGAGAGGTTTTCCTTGAGTCTAATCTTCCTGTATACCAAGCACCTAAAAAGTCGCCTATAACGTCTAAGAAAGCCTTATTCGTATACATGAGTGACAAACACGTAGGAGCGCTTACACATCCTAATGCTATTTTCTCAAATGAGTACAACGAAGATGTCTTCGAAGTAAGAATGATGAAAGTATTGGAGGAGATAGAAAAACAAGTAAGAACCTACGGAAGACTAGAAGATCTTTTTATTTGTGATTTAGGAGACTCTTTAGATGGTTGGAGTGGTCAAACTACTAGAGGAGGACATGCACTTCCTCAAAATATGAACAACAAGGAAGCCTTTATGACATACTTGTTTTCTCACAAAAGATTTTTTGATGCATTGGTAGAAAAGAATCTAGCTAATAACATTCATGCTATTATGCAGACAGAAGATAATCACAGCGGCTCATACGGGTATATTACTAACCAAGCACTTACACTTTACTTAAACACAGCCTACCCATTTATCAATGTTAAGATAATGGAAAAGTTCCTAGAACACTTTGACTATGGAAAACATACATTTATTTTTACTCATGGAAAAGACTCTGAAGATCTTAAGCATGGTCTTCCCCTTTTCTTAAACGAGAAAGCAGAAAATTTCCTTAACAAGTACATAGACCACCACAAGTTAGGAGAGAATAAAAATATCTCAGTGGTAAAAGGAGACCTACATACCGAGAGCATGCAACAGTCATACAAGTTTAGATATAGAAACGTATTGTCTATGTATGGATCATCTAAGTGGATAATGAATAACTTTGGTCCAGGATATCCAGGAGTTTCTTTTGATTTAGTAGAAAAAGATACGGATTTAATATATTCGTTTTATATTCGCTTTAAGTAAAGTTAAATACAGTTAAGATGATTACGTTAGCAGATATAGATAAATTAAAGAATAAGTTTTACTTAGACTCAGAGAAAGAGGGACATGCAACAAGAGCAAATACAATAGTTCTTACAGAAGCCCAGTACGATGCTTTGCTTAGAGAGATGGGAATAGACGAGTTAGACGACATATATATAGAAAGCATAGAAGGACTACAAGTAGTCTTTGCAGAAGGATTAGAAGAACCTCGCTTACTTAGACTTTAATTAAAGTACGTTTACAATAATACCATTCTGTATATCAAAAGTCACAGGAGGTAGGGGAGCAGGTTGTTGTATAGTAACCATACCTGTATATCCTGCTACACTATTTAAAACTCCTGAATTAGAAACTACTGGTCCATCTGTAGTCAGTGAAGTTACAGTCAGACTACTTTGTACTCTAGCAGTTCCATTTACATCAAGTTTGTATCCTGCATTACTAGTACCTCCTACAGTCATATTACCTGCAGGAATAGAAGTAAATGTAGTAGAAGAGTTTCCTATTACTGTGGTGTTTGATCCGAGACCCAAAGCGGTGTCCCCAATAATAATTGAGTATGAGTCATTAATTGTAGATAGTCTAGTATTTCTACCTATTGCTGTATTGTGAAATGCTGTAGTAACTTGAGTTGTTCCATCTGCTAAATAGCTCCCAGCATTTTCACCGATAAATGTATTTCTGTAGCCACTAGTTAAAAATCTACCTGTTTGTGATCCTACAATTGTATTTCCATAACCTATAGTAAGATTATATCCTGCTAAGTCTCCAAATAAAGAATTACTATTTCCAGTTGTTAAACTACCTCCAGCAACTCCTACAATAACGTTAGCTTGTCCTGTTGTTATACTTTTACCTGCATCTGCTCCTATTAATACAGTTCTAATTGCTGAACCACTTGAGGCAATAATTGCATTCCCTGCATTTCGTCCTAAAGCAGTAAGGTTATTATCAATAACCATCCCTTGAACTCCACCTACAGTAAAGTAACGTGCAGTAGTGTTTACTTTATAATACTGAAGAGCTACTCCCGTCAAAGAAGCATCTGTTGCTGAGTCTGTATAGGTAGTTGTTACGTTATCGTTTATAGTAGCAAGAAATCTTTGAGCATCACTAGTTTGTCCTACTCTAGTTCTGTAAATTTTTCTAGCTGTTACACGAGGGTCACTAGATACAGGAATACCTGTTAAGTTTACAGTTGTATTCCCCGTGGTCGTAGTAACCGTTAAAATACTACCTGCATTAGTTTCTCCTAAGGCTGTTACATAAGTTACAAAATAGTAGTAGGTGCCCACTCCTAAGTTAGTACCTGCTGAAAGAGTAAACCCTCCAATTACAGGAGGTGCAGCCAAAGGATTTATATTAAATGCTCCTTGTACTGAGACCGAACTAGTTTCAAGAGTTGTTCCTTGTACATCTAATCTATAACTAGGTGAAATAGTTCCTATGCCTACTCTTCCATTAACTGTGTCTGTAGAGATCAGATTGGTAGCCACTGTCAATCCACCAATAGTAATAGCATTTGTAGTTGTATTACCCGCTGTAGTGACTTGTGCTAAGGTAGGCGTAGGTAGACTTATGGAACTTACTAGTTTCCATGTACCATCATCTGCTAGGTATCTAGTACCTGCTCCAGTAGAGCCTGTCCCTAAGCGATTAGGATCAATAATTCCTATAGAAATATAGGAGGCATCAAACAATCTATAAGCAAAGGGACCTGTTCCTGATACAGGAGATGCTAAGAAATATCCTGCAGGCATTTGAGGAATACCTGTGGGATTTATACTGTAAGCTTGTAACTCTGCAGAAGTCAGTGGATTATTAGGCATAGTAAGTAGTTATACAAATATAATATAATACAAAAAATAAGAAAGGGGAACTTCTCAGCTCCCCTTTCCTAGTTGGTTGGTAAAAAACTAAACTAATTAACTAAAACTAAATAACTTTAAAACTATGATTAGATCGCTTGTGGTCCTCCTGTAGCAGCTAAAAATGCAAGAATTTCTTCTTTTACTTTTAACTCTACTACGATTGGCTCACTTGTGATTTCAAATTTAGTGATTTTTACTGGAACTTTTTGCTTAGTTGCGGGATCAATCTTATACTGATAGTCTACAGGGTTAAGTTTATCTGCATTACCTTCTAAGACAACAGCTAAGCCGTCTGTTGTAGGGTAGGTCATAAGAACTTTGTTGATGTTAAAAGAGTAACCTTTCTTAACAATCAACTCCATTTCTTCACCGTTCTCAATCTTTTCTTTTTCTGTGTAATAGAACAACATATTTTTTAAATTATTAATCTTACCAAACAATAGCAATATCGCTATCTCTTACCATGATCTTTTCTTCTCCTTCTACTTCAACTAACTCTGCTGATTGAAGGTACATCAAATTTACATAAACAAAGTCTCCTACTTTTACGTTGGTTACTTCTTCTCCGAGTGCGTATACTTCTAAACGCTTAAGGTTAGCCAACTCTTTCATATTCAACTCTTCTTCCATCTCTGGTGTCAGTTGAATGAGCCTTTCTTCTCTCATAGGACGATTGAGTAATACTCTGTGTCCTTTTACTGTGATTGCCATATTTTATTTTATTTTATTTTACTTTATTTGTTTTCTACTTTAACTACTTCTAGACCTGCTTTCTTTAATAAATCTATCCCATTCATATCTCTATAGTCTTGAAGATATACAAATGTACTAATTCCACTCTGTATAATCAACTTAGCACAATGTACACAACATGCGTGAGTACAATATAAAGTAGAGTCTTGGGTAGAGATAGGAGACTTACAGGCCTTAGTAATAGCATTAGATTCTGCATGTAGTACAGTATCTAACGTAACATTGTTTTGTTCACAGACATTAGGAAAGCCAGAAATTTGACCATTATATCCAAAAGAAATAATGTTACCGTCTTTAACTATTACTGCACCTACCTGTAACCTCTCACAGTAAGACTCTTCTGAGACTCTTGCGGCTAAGTCTAAGTATAAACAAACTTTTTGCTTAAGTAAGTAACTGTGAGAGGTTGGTATAGTGTAGGTGTTCATCTTAATGACAATTCAAATCTAAAGATTTCTTTTGGAATATCCACAACTACATCATTAAAATTTATATGCTGATGTAAAAGTGACTTATAGTCTTTGGACATTTCTTCAAACCTACCTTGCTTAAACAACTCTATATCTCTGTGGTAAATAGAACTAGGCTTAAAGACATACATTCTCATATCATCTACGTCATAGTAATCATAGAATGAGTCAAAGTTTGTAATCTTGTTTTCGAACATCTCAAAAGCGTCCTTATCAGTAGGTTTAAATAAAAAGAAAAGGCAACTGTTGTACTTAGACTTATAACCATAGTCATCTAGATAAACATTAACTAAACCAAAGTTCGCTAATAGTCTAGAAGCATTAGCCCCTGACGTAAATATCAGGGGACTAAGAAACTTGGTGGTATTATTTGTAGTATCTGAGTACACAATATTATATTTATACGATTCTGAGGCCATCATTTTGGTAATCCTCCCTAGTATAAGCCCATAAATCATTCTCTGAGTGCCACTTTAAGCGATCAATTGCTTGGTGGAACCCTTCATACTCCTTATGCAAGTACGTTCCTCCTGTCTTACCTATAGACATTAATGTGTCTGATAGTTCATAGATCAAAGGACTGCCTGGAAACTTTTGGCTTTCTACAATAAATCTAAAGTTGTTTATCTTTAAGTTATCTCCGTACTTAGACAAGTCAGATCTCATCAATCCTTCTGTATAGAAGGCTGCTTGGAAATCATATCTGTGCTTAAGCAAAGTTTCTACCCAATAGTTCAAAGAAGTTGTGGTTGTCTTTAAATCAATAGGATATAGGATGTTGTTTACTACATCAACTACCACTAAATCTAAAAGACCCTTACATTCTACTCCTTCGTATTCAAAGTTGATTGCTTGTTGAGTAAATACTTTATATTGAGAGTTACCTAAGATATACTTGTTAGTGAAAGGATTATTCTTAAGGCTATTTGCAATTACTTGGATGGTGTTGTATTGCGTAGGGGTTACTACTTTCTTTCCCTCTCCTGCAATCAAATCATCATAGTATGCTTTACCTTCTTTCTCAAACCTTTCTCTTACCTTAGCAAGAGTATCTCGCTTAAAACCTGCTAACTCGTATGCAATGTTCTCTGCCATAGTATCATTACGATTAGCAAATAGATGCCATACAAAGTCTCCCATTTGTCCTGTAGGTCTCTCTACAGTACTGAAATAGAATTGTTCTAAGAAGACGTCTTCTCCTTGTGTAAGAATTAAGTCTACACCATCTCCTATAACTGTTACTTCTGCAGGTTCATCCATATCAGAGTTAGGGTCATAGTTAGCATATAGATTAGGGTGTAGCAATATTTTCTTAAGCCTGCTCTGGCTTTGTGCTGTATTGGATAAGTAATCTTGATCTAGGATCATTGCTTCATAAATTTAATAGTGAGTGTAAACCATAAGAACCCTAAGTGCATACTAAATCTTTCTCTAGAGTTAGTGCGACTAAAAGTTATTATGGGGAAAGGATAGAAGAACCAATAGGGATAATCCCTCTGTCCTTTTGTTAGTTTGGAGAAGTTACTTACTTGAATCTTCATCATATGTGACTAATTTTTTTTTGTAAATGTGTGTAAATTTGATTAATTTTTGTAATAAATTGTTCTTGTGTTAAGTCCGATTTAACAATATTGCAATACTTACAACAAGGAACACAGTTATCAAGAGAATAGTGTTTTGTGGGATCTACCCTATCTATGCCATTTCTTACAATCTTTATGTTTTGTACAATTTTATTTTTACCAAGGGTTTTCTCCTCAGCCGGTTGCCCACAATAAAAACAGTCTCCTTTAATTAATTTTTCAAAATCCTCTAAAGATAGTAAATTTTTAATTCTCCCCTTTGATTTTTTACACCTTCCTACAATAGATAGATTATATAACCTTTCAATATCTGATTGTCTTCTAGTACTTTGTGGTCTTTCTTTGTATCCACAGACTGTACATTTTTTAATACCTTCCTTAGTAATTAAATCAGTGGTTGATCTTTTAGTTATTGTTCCACACTTGCACATGCATGTCCACAAAGCTCTTATTGTCTTTTTTCCTGTACTAGATACATATACTTTTCTAATAGGCTCATCTTCCAATATAGTAAAATCCCCATAAACGTCTCCTTTATTTAAAGGTTTAACTCTCGTTTTGCCTGCTTTTATTTTGTTAAGCTTGTTAAAAAATCCGTCTTTAAGTCTTTGATCTGTTAATTCTTTTGTACTACAAGGTTTACATCTTTGTAAACTTATGCCATCACTATTTTTTGGATAAAGGACATACCTTGTAGGATTATACTGAATTGTACGGTAACTTAAACAAGAAGGACAACACACTTCTACCTGTTTATATTTAGTTTTTTGCATAACTTATGTATTTTATACGTAAATATACATAAAAATCATATATTATGCAAGGACTTTTTATAAAAATGTACCCAGAACATCATATTACAAATTACGTGATGAGCATGAAGCAGTTGACTTTCTTTATCTACAAATTCATCTTTCATCATTTCTACAAGATGTCGCTGTGATGAGTCTAAAATAGATCTTAATTCTAATCCTTTCTTCCAGTTGTTTTCTCCTGAACTGTTTAAGGTATAACCTTCAGGAAACTTTAGATCTTTTTTTGCATCAAGACCATTGATCAACACTCCTTCTTTTGTTAGGTAGGTAGAATATTTGTTTGCTCCAAACTCAAGCACTTCTACTAGTCCTTCTAAAGATTCAAAATCTACAAGAGACCATTTTCGCTTACCTGAGTTGTACCTTAACGCTTGTTCTTGCTTAGGAGTGCCTTCATTATAATCTTCCATTGCAGGGAAATCATTAGCCATTGTTTAACGCATTAAAGCTCCTGTAGTAGTTCTAGAGATAGGATCTGCAGGTACTACTGTAAGTAATACTCTTCCAAACTTCATGGGAGAAACATTAGTTACAATAGACATTACTCCATTACAATTAATTAAGGTTCCTGACTGGATAGTTTGACTTTCTTCTTCTCCGTAGTAAGTAATCATGTTTTCTCCATAGGCATAGGAGGGTTGGACATCGGGAGAGCCTACAGCTTCCACTTTGTCTGATTCTGTGCGGGGTTCTATAATATATAACATAATTTTATTTTTAATTTAGTCTAGTTCTGGTACTTCCACTCCCAGGATATCTCTTGCAAATCCAATCACATCTTGGATAAACTTATGTACTTCGTCTTTCTTACCCTTAGATAACGATAGAGGAGTTTTAATAAACTGTCCTTGGAACATTATCTCTTCGTAGAAATACTTGTCCTTAAGGAAAATAACTACCTCTTCTTTGGTATATATTTCTCCTGTAAGGGACTCAAAACCTGCTTTTACTATAGGTACTAGGGTACTATAGAAATAAGCCAACTGAGGGTTTGTTTTCTTAGAATCAACTCGTGTAATACAAACCTCTACATCTATCTTAGGATCTTGTTTCATAAGTTCTTTAAAGTATGACTGCATTAACTCTTTATCTCCCTTAAGATAAACGTTACCATCTATATTAAGGGAAAGAGTTGCCGGTATGTAGACTCTATTTATCATTGGTTCTTTTCTCTAGTTCTTCCAAAAGCAAAAATGCCAACTCTTCGTCTTCATCTATCTGGCTACTTGCGTTTCTCTTCTGCAAATATCCATCTAAAATTTTAATAAAGTAAGCATTTTTTGCTTTTGCTTCGTTAATTGCTTTCCGTAAATCGTCATTAACAAACTCACGAATAAACAAATACTGTGTGTTAACTGCTCTTGCAAGGAGATATGTTCTCCTTACTTCCTTTAATTGTTCGTCTGTCATCTTACTTCTTCCAATATTTTGCATAAGCTGGCTCTGCACCTAGCTTAACTCGCTTACAGAATTTAGCTGCAGACTTTTCCATAGCACCTTGAATAGCATCACAAGCTTCTTCTACAATACTTTCAGGACATTCTACAAGGTATTCGTCATGAATAATGTTAACCAGCTTGACAGTACCAAATAGATTGTTAGGAATTATGTAATCTTGCCAGAAGTAAATTCCAGCAAGTTTGCTTATTTCTGCAGATTCTCCCTGTACTCTATAGTTAAGAGACATTCTTTCGATGTCTCCTTTCTTTCTAAAGTATCTAGAGACTTTATCCTTCATCTCACGTGCAGTTGGTGTATTACTATTTTTAAGTTGTTTATAACGATCCCAGAACTCTTTATTCTTTAATTCTTGTTCTATGGCTTTAAACTCGTCAAAATAGTCTACGTAACACTTTTTACCTGTGACTTTAGAGAGTAGTACATAACCGTTTTCTATACCAAACTTCTTAGCATTTGTATAGTATTTATCTAAGTCAGGAAATGCTTCAAAGTATTTGTTATAGATATCTACACCTTCTTGTTCTGTTAGTTGAAGTTGGTCTGATATAGCTTTTGCTGATCCACCATATGCTAATGCAAATCCGATTACTTTACTCTGCTGTCTCTTGTCTTTATGTTTAGATTTAATTTCATCTAAAGATAACCCATTTAACTCTTTAAACATCTTAGATGCAATAAAACTGTGCATGTCAGACAAACCTTTGTCATAAAACTCTAACAAAGAAGGATCTAAACATTGGTTGACTAGAACTACAGACTCTTGTGCACTGTAATCGCAACTAATAAGTAAGCTACCCTCCTCTGCTACGAAACATGATCTTGTTTCTTGGTCTGATGGAATGTTTTGGAAGTTAAAGTTCTTTACGTTTCCTGATTTACCACCACTAGATAAGCGTCCTGTGTTCATCAACTGCTTAAACTGTGTGTGTATTCTTCCGCTAACTGGATTAATTTGTTCTATCCAGTTATATCCATAAGTTCCAATATCCTTTTGGGCTCCCTTAAACTTTAAATAAGTTTCAATAATGGGATACTTTGAGCTGTATTTTACTAGGTGACTAGCTTCAATTGTATCTTTTGTTACTCCTTTCTCTACTACCTTAGTATCTACACCAATCTCTTGAAAGAACTCTACAACTTGAGAAGGTGAGTTCCAATTCACATTGGTCTTGGTAGAAGAAGAGAAGAGGTCAAGTTGGTAGTCGATAAACTTCTCCATCTTATTATCTAGGATGAATTGGTTTAATGCTGCCTCTGCTTCATCAGCTTCTCTCTGTACCTTTTCTATCTTTGCTGTCCATTGTGGTACATCTAGTTTCATACCGCAGTATTCGATGTATGCAAGGACTAAAACAAATTTATTGTCTAATTCAATAGACACAGAGGTACCATCAGCAAGCTGCATGAATTCTTGCTTTTCCTTTAATTTGTGCAGATACTTTACGTCATACGCAGAGTACTTTACGAAACCTTCAGTAAGTCTACCTGTAATATTTGCTCGTTCCTCTTTGCTTAGAACTACACCACAATGACGTAATACACAAGCAGAAAGGGAGCATCTATGGCTTTCTATACCTAGGCGAGATGTTTTTTCTCCTAAGAAGGTATCATATACCTTTGTGGGAATAACTCTGTAGTGATAAAGGAATCGTAAGTCAAACTTTAAGTTATGACCTATTAGTCCCTTAGTCTCCAACAACTCTTTATAGTCGTTGATATCAATCGTAGTTAAATCAATTACGTATTGAATATCTCTATCTCCTAACTGAAGAGTGTAGAGTTTACAAGTATAAGGATCAAATCCTGAGGTCTCAGTATCTAATCCTATCCACTCTAAATCTTTTAGATAATCGAGGGATTCTTGTACAGTACAGATAGTTATGTCGGGTAAGGAGATATCTTGTTTAGTTACTAGATAAATCATTTTAATAATGGTCCTACTATCTTGTTGTAATCGTGAAGTGCTTCTCTAAGCTTTTGATACTTTTCTACCTGTGTGTAGTTGCCTTGTTCGATATCTGTAAGGCAAGTTCTATATACATCGTAGATAAGTTTTCTATCGTGGTTACTAAGCTTAAGAATTTTGTTTGATAACTGAAGCATATCTTCAGTAGTATCTTCTCCCCAAATCTTATTTAGAGACTTACCTAAGTTCCACACGTGATGTGGAGTGTAAAGGTTACACTTAGGACAAGCTGGTAATAAGTTTGTTAAATGGTAACGAGTAGATACTTTAGTTCTACCTACAAAGTGTGCACATTGTAAGCCTTTAGGGTCGAGGGTAATCTCACAAGCATGGCACTTGTTAATGTGTGCACCTCTTACTAACCATGATGTTATTTGATCTAACTTGGTTTGAGTAATGGTTTCTTGTTTGATCTTTCTCTTAATCTCTTTCTTTACTTTCTGTTTAGCCTTTTTCTCTTTAACTACACAGCTAGCACAAAGTCTTTTGGTCTTGTTTGCAATAGCCTTTACTTTACCGCACTCAGAGCAAGGCTTCTGCAAGTCTTTTTCTTCTGGGCTTCCTTTTACAGGAACTTTCTTGATTGTTCTCTTTAACATGGTATACAAATATAACAAAAGAAAAGGGGATCTGTTGACCCCCTAATCTTTTTTGGCATGCAAGAGAATTACAAAGATAACTCTTCCTGAAATACAGGACTATGCAATTCAGAAATTAACTCAAAGCCTCTGTTGTTGATAGTATAAGCTGTACCGTGGATCAAAGACTCACGCTTATGCTCTAAACTTTTGTGTCCCATCATGTAGTTAGTAAAGCGAGTAGTAGCATTAAATAAAGCGTAAGCTGTATTACCGTGAGTACCGTATTCTGTAGCAATAGCTTGTCTAAAATCTAAGATACGATTCTTAGTACGTCCTGCTTCCCCATCTCCACCAATAATTCCTAAGATAAATTCATCTGTAACTACCTCAGGAATGTTTACTTTGCTTAACTCGATTAGCTTTTCAACAAACTGCTCCTCTTGATAAAGAGAGTTTTGTAACTGAGAAATGATTACAGCCAAGCGACCATGAGAATTCTTAGTATGTCTTACCCTCTGAGAGTCTTTTAGAGCCATGTAAAAGGTATTTGCACATACAACTGTTACATTGGTTGCTCCAAAGCCAATAGGAGAGCTCCCATCGTGTGATGTAAGGGCTGTTAAATAACGCTTATTCTCAGATCCTCCAATAGTAACATCTGTTAAAGGGAACTGATAGTATACTTTTTGGCCGTCTCCTAAGAAACCACCTCTTTCTCCCGAGATATTAACCCTAGCAGCAGCTTCTAAAAGCATATCTAAGATTTCTTCGTTTTGTGTAGGAACATATTTTGCTCCTACAATACCTAAACACTTGTTGTTGTCTTGTCTGAAGACACCATAAGCAGGAGTAGGTTCTCCATTAGGACCTACGAGTCCTCGTTTTTCTACTGTCCAGTTAGTCCTGGAGCTTTCTAATAATTGTTGTTTGTTCATAATCTTTATAAGGCTGGTCTTTTAAATGTGTCGATAAATCTACTTAGTTCTTCTAATTCTTTTAGTCTTCCTTGTACTTCGCAGTATTCGTATTCACTGCTTTGTTCTTGTTCTTTTACTTCTTTAATTCTAGTAGTAAGGTGTTCTACTAATTTACCTTTAAACTCTAGGTGACCCAGAGTCTCGAAATCTTGCCAATTCATGTTTTTTATTTTAAGTTTTGTAGCCAATCAATCTGATCTCCGTTGTTGGCCATTAATATTTCGTTTATTCTTTTAAAGTGGTCACAACCCCATTTTCCACCTGCATATAAAGCGGCTGCAGGATGAGGTGCAACTAAGATGTGATGAAACTTATCATCAATTAAAGGAGCAAACTTTAAAGCATCTTTACCCCAGAAACAGAATATAAGTCCTGTGGTATTGTCATTTAAAGTCTTGAATACAGCTTCTGTAAACTGATGCCAGTGAGTCAGATGTGAGCCTGACTTACCTTCTTCAATAGTTAAAGCGGCATTAATTAAAAGCACTCCTTGCTTAGCCCATGCTTCTAAATCCATATCAATAGGAAATGATAGTTCGTCTGGGTAAATGTCTTCTTTAATCTTGTTGTACATAACCCTTAAAGAAGGAGGAACTTGATCTCTATTTCTTGGACTGAAAGCTAAGCCATGTGCTGTGGGTTCTCCTTTGTACCTACCTGGGTAAGGATCTTGTCCCATCAGAACGATCCTTACTTTCTGGAAGGGAGTTAAATTAAAAGCCTTGAAGACTTCATCTTTGTGAGGAAAGATAGACTTAGTTTTTCTCTCACTTGCAATGAAGCCCCCAAGGCTCTTAAAGTATGGACTTTCTATTGTATCTCTTAGGTGTAGGTACCAATCATCAGGTACATTTATTATTTTTTCCATGTCTTCTAATCATTCGTCTCTGTCTATTATCTAGAGTCTGAATAACAATATTAGGATTTACTTTAGTAGTCATAGACTCTGGGTACTTTTCTTCTATTTTATTTAAGATTTGATTGTACTTAGTCTTGTAACTAGTTATTGTGTCGTAGAAGTCACAATGCTGTCTGATTGCATGAACAATCGTAGAGTGATCTTTGCCTAACAATCTTCCTACTTTCATATAAGTGTAGTGAAACTGTATTAAAAGAACTGCAGCAAACTGAAATCTTGTCTCTACTAATTCTCGTTTACGACTATAGAGTACAAAGTCTCCAATGCTTACTTTGTTTATCTCACAAGTAATACGCATTACTTCTAACTCAAACTCTGTAAACTTAGCTAAGTTCACTCTTACTTGTAAGGATTTCTCCATTGCAAGCTTTTTCTTTCTTGCAGCTTCTTCAGGATCTACAATGCTAACTCTTCTACTATAATACTGTTTATTTTTAGATTTTTTACGTACTACTTCAAGTAGGCCTTCTCTTACAAGGGCTTCTATTTTTAGTTTGTCAAATACAATCTCTAACGCTTCGTCTACAATATCTTTAATTCGTGGCATAATTTAATTAATTTTTCTCTTCCGTGATCCTTATAAATGTCGCTAATGTCTTTACCTAAACTAGCATGGTGGTATAATACAGGAATATCATACATCTCTGATATTTTCTGTGCACCTTCTATACCTGCTCTATCTGCATCAAACCACACATATATGTTATCAAATCTTGCTTTGAGTAACTCATAAGCATTTTCTGATATAGGTGTGGTCTCACTTCTTACTGCAACTGCGTTAACTCCAATAGAGTGTAAAGTCATAACATCTTTAGTACCTTTAGTAATAACCAGTATACTTCCCTTATGAGGAAGCTGTGTGTATCCTTCTAACATTCCTCCGAAGAAATTTGTTCTAAACTTTACTCTTTTATCCGCATAAGGACGATAAAGTTTAAATTTATCTTTCTCTTTGTAACGATAGCAAGGATCAAAGTCATTATTAACGTACCAAATGTTGTCAGCTATCCAAGCTTTGTCTACTCGTCTTACATCATAGAACTTAAGAATACTTGGTGTAACTCCAAATTGAGCCCAATATTCTAAGTCTTTAGGGGAGAAACGTGTAAGTTTAACTTTGATAGATGCTGGCTTTACTTCTGCTGGCTTTACTGTCTTAAGACTATCTACCTCCATTTTAAGACCTAATCTATCTTCTAGACTAAAGTTCTTAAGTTGGAAGTCTGATTCAATCTTATAAAGAATATCAGGATACTCATATCCTGTTCTCATTTGAGCTATGTCGATACAGTTGTAGTGGACTTTCTCAGTAGCATAATCTATAAAATAAAGATTACCTCCTTGACTCCACTTAAAGAAGCATGTTGCATGTTTATCAGATCTGAAAGGATTCTTGTACTTGTTTCTTAGGTTAATCTTCTCTCCAAAGTAAAACTCCATGAGCTGTTCTTGTCCTAATAACTTGTATAAAGTTTGGACATTAGGTCTAATTTCAATACTTGTCAGATCCATAGGAATGGTTTTTAAAAGAAAAAGGGGCTACAAATGTAACCCCTTTTCTTAGAAATGAAACAGATTGTTAAAATTAAAATAAGCTATCTACATCATCACTTACAGAAGCAGTAGCTACGTCACTTCTTTCCCAAGACATCATGTCATCAGAGAAAGGACTTTCTACTTCGTTAGAAGCAGGAGCATTGTTCTCTGTGTATTCTTTGAAGTCAAAGGTTCCATAGTAACTCTTAAATCCATACTCACCAGTAACTTGCTTAGCTACATAGTCAGTAATCTTGCTGTTTACGTTTACAAATACTTTAGTGCAAACGTCTTGGTATTTGTCGTCTTTAATTCCCAACAATACTTTAACACCCATGTTGGCTTTGTTAAAGTGTGCAAAGAAATCTACCAACTCATTACCTTTACCTTTTGCAATAGAACTCCAAGAGTCCAATACAAATGGCTTCTCTTTAGGAGAGATATTACCATAAGCCTTCAATAAAGAATACACAGACTCTTCTCCGCCTTTAGCTTCACGAACACTCTTAAGATCCATTCTACGAGAAGGATCTAAACCTGCTTGTGCTTCACTCAAAGCAGCTAAGTTCTCAGCCCAAGAAGTACGAGTAAAGTTATCAATGAACTGTTTCTTACCTGCTTGAGAAGTACGGGTGTCGTTATTAACCCACAAAGAGAATTTACCACGCAAATCTGTTTTGAAGTCTGGATGGTTAACATACCAGAAGTCTAAACGCATTCCGTTATCTCCCTCGTAGTTAGGTTCTTTAACCTTGTCTTCGTCAATCCCTAACAAAGCAGCAAGTGCTTTAGTAGAAGGGTTAACAGCTACAATTTGGATAGGAGCAAATCCTGTGTACAATTTTTTGCCTGATGAAGGCTCTCTGGTTTCTAATTCGTCAAATTTCATAATAGTAATTTTTGTTTTTGTTTAATGTTTAATTTTTTATTTTGATTTTGCTGGTGTTGCTGGTGTTTCTTCTGTATAATAACTGTCAATAGAGTCACATACTGCTTTAAGATCATTAGGGATCAATGTTTCAGAGAACATACCCATTGGGCTCTTAGCAGGGTAGTTACGATAACGGTTAGTCACAAAATGATAAGTTGCATTCTCGTCTTTATCTTCACCTACGTGAGTGTAAAGACAGATTGTAAACAATCCTTCGAGAACAATTTGGTTGTCCAATGCTTTACCGATAGTCTTAATCTTCTGACCTACGATATGTCCATCATCCTCGATTGTCTCACTGTGAGTGATGTAGAATACTTTAAGGTCATTACGAAGCTTACGAGCAGTAGTAAGCATGTTAGTTACGTCCTTCGCTAAATTTACAAACTTACCGAAGCCTACTTCGTTTGCCTTCTTCATCATGAGGAATGACATAGAGTAGATAGCATCATCCATTACAATGTTTTTAATGTGAGGTGCTTTTTCGCTAATCTGTTGTAACAAAGTTGTAATTTGGTTGATGTCGTCTACTTCCATGTAATTCTTAGATTCTAGGTTGTAGAGTTTCTCAGCTCCTTTGAAAGGCAATTCTTTCCGTGCTACGTTAATAATAAAGGTTTCTTTGGGGTCTAAGGTTCTTACAGACGTAGATTTACCAGTGCCTGAAGGACCTACAATTGCGATTAGTTTTGAACTCATTTTATTTTTAATTTATTTTGTTTCTTCTATATTGTCTACGATGTCTCCTAAAGTATCCCAACCAAAGTTGGCTACAAAATGTACAGCAGCTTCAAAACAATTAGCAATATCCTGTGAGGGATCTTCTAATAGTTCTTCTCTCATGTCTGCATTATTGTAGAGTTCCTCTGCTACCCATAGGATATATTCATTTTCTTGGTGCTCTGTCCAGGTATGTTTCTCATACCATCCTTCCTCTTGGAAGTCTATGCTATCGTAATCTACATTGACTACTTCGCACATCTTTCTTATTAATCTTACTAAATAAGGGTTCTTTGCTTCTTCAATCATTTTTAGTTTATCTATTTAAAAAATTCTCATAATGTCTAGCCGTAGGGCTATTCATCTCTTGGGGTCTAGGTAACTCATCAAACTCTCCGTTAGCTCCGTTAAAGTAAAGTCCTATGCTTGAATTTTCTAAGCCATAGTATCGGTCTTTTAAGAACTTTAGAGATCTGTATTTATTACCTAGTAATGATACATCATAGCCGTTGTGTGTGGCTATGTTGTATCTAGCAGGACTAAACAAACCCATTACTATCTCGTAGTCTTGGTGTACACCCTTATTGATATGAAGTTCCTCCATTGAGGGTTCTAACTTCTCTTCCATAAGTTGACCTTTGTAAGTGTAGGTTTGTTTTTCTGATGCAGGGGTTTGTTGGTGTACGATTACGTTAACCATCTTATAACGCTTAGAGAATACGTCAAGAACATAATCTTTAATCATAAAGTCAAAGGTTTGATAAGACGATAACTTCATCTTGGTATCAGGAGCAATCTCATTAGATAGAAGACTGATGTGGTCTAGTACAAAGAATACCCACAAATCTTCTGATTTATACTTATATCCCGATACTATACGCTTACCTTCTTCTATTTCTTTGTAGGTGTACTCTCCTACCTCTGGATTCTCAAAGAATGCTTTTACGTACTTTGAGATACCCGTAGGATTTCTGATATAGTCTATTACCTCTACAATCTCCTCTAATCTTTGAATAAACGTTTCTGCTTGCTTAATCTTTTCTAACAGCTCAGAGTTTACTGTGAACTTACCAGTAGACTTAAGTTGTTGTACAGTTATTGTTATCTTGTATTTCTCATACATATAGATAGATATAAAAGACAGCCAAAAGTCTGTAGCACTTTCTTCTAAAGCAAAATAGAAAATCTTAGGTTTTATTCCACTATTGGACATTCTAACCTGCTTGTAGATGTTTAAGATAGTCATGTATTTAGCAAACTTTGACTTACCTACACCTGATGCAGCTGTTAAACAAGTAATAGATCCCTTAGTAAATCCACCATAGTGTTCAGCGAGACGAGGAAATGGGGGAGGAATAGAAGTTAAACCTCCTGTCTCTTTTAATGTTTTATTGTGCTCAATCTGAGCTAAGATTTTCTCAAAGCTCATAATTAAAGGATTTGATGACTGTTGTAAGCAGGTCCTGAGCCATTTTTAAGTTCTTCACACCACTTGGCTAAGTCGCTTTGGTCTACACCATCTACCTTCTTAAAAATAAAATAACCACACTCTCTTATGTATTTAATAGAACCTTGTTGCTTCATATAACTAATACATAAATCTGTGGCTTGTGAAATCTCTTCTAGAGTATAGTCATACTCAGAAAGAAACTTAATTAATCGTTTTACTACACTAGACTTATCTGTGGTTTTACCTGAGATACCTAGATTCTTAGCACTAAATTTGGATATGAAATCCCCCAACCAAGTCGGGGGAATCACAATATCCTTACTATTACTATGTTTAGGTTCGTCAATAAAAATTTCCTTAAGACTTTGTTCCTTTAAAGAACCTGGAACTCTACTAACCTGTAGTTTTCCTAAGACTTCTTCTGCATCGGCTTCTTCTAGTGCTTTAGGTGTCCAACTATAAGTTGTTCCGTTAAATAGAAGCTTCTCTTCGTAAATCCACTTGTCGATTAGTTTCTCTTCTTTAGCTATTGCCCAAAGAACCTCGTAAAATGTCTTCTTCATCTGCTTTCTTAATTAAAGTAAAGTTTACACCCTTAAATATGTCTTCGGATATAATTTTACCCGGGTCTACAAAGATAACGGATTCATCATCTTTTTCCAAGCTAATCTGGTCTTCTAGCCACATTTTTTTCATAAAAAGATAGTCTGGATGTGACTCCAGACTATCTCCATAGTGTTCTATTTCTATCATTTACATAACTTTACATAACTTTACATAAATTTACATAACTCTACATGTCTGCTATTTCTTGGAAGTCTACTAACCCCTTCATACACTGTTCAATCTTTGTTGCTACATACTCTTGGTCTTCCTTGGGTACGTTAAATACGCTTTCACAAGCATGACAACAAGTGTGTAATAAAAGATCATTAGTGATTACTAAGGTATTTTCTGCATAGCAATGAGGACATACATCATCCATAATCATTTCATCAAGTAAATCTTGTCCTATCTCTTTTACTGTGGGAAAGAAAGCTGAGAAAGATTTAAGTTCTGTTCTGATTTTAGGATCTGTATACTCAGGATAACATTCCATAATCCACTCATTGTAAGCTTCATATGCCTTTTCGTCTTCTGAGTCATCGGAGTCATCAACCAGTTCAGAAGGCATATCTTTACTCCAATAAGTAGATTGCTTGCCTATTTTAGATCCTGTAGACCCTGTAGATCCCTTAGAAGCAGAAGGCTCAAAAGGATCTTTAGTCTTAGACTTAGATCTTAGATCTACCCATTCTCCAGACATTGTATCATAATGCCAATCATCATCGTCATCATCAATATCAAACATATGAATTTGACGACCTCCATAACCAATAGGGGTAGAGGTAGATTTAACTTTAGATCCTCCATAAGGAAGTTCAGAAGTAAATACAGGTACATCGAAAGTAAGAGGAATGTTTCTCTCAGCAAGCATAGTAAGCATATCATAAGCAAAGCTAAAAGCATTGATTAAGAGAGCTACACTTGCTACCTCGGTATCTGAATGCTCGTTAAAATAACCGCACAATTGTGTTATCCTAGGGACTCTTTATTCCCTAGTTCTTATACTTCCTATTAGTATAAGTTCAGACTATATCATTATCTTAGAATAATTACTTGGTAGTAAAACTAAGATATTCTGCGCTCGTGGATATTTCTTCTTCAGCACCACCTGTTAAGAATACTTTATCTAGTCGTTACACCTTTACAATATTTCTATTGCACTTGGCTCGGGATTGGGATTCTCACCTTTCCCCGAATTCACAGAATTTGCGTATGTAGATCGCTCTACATAGGTCCTGAATAACTCGAATTTATTTAATTTACGTTGTAATGCTAATTTATAATCAACTGGTTTTATGAATTCCCAAAAAGGTAAAACAGACTTACGTTTTATATGTAAGTAAGTTATTCCTGCAGAATTCATACGACAGTAAGTATCAATTTCTTTTGGAAGCCAATTAAGTATTAAGTCTAGTATATCAGTAGTTTTACTACATATATATACGATAGGACTTGCTGCTTTTTGATACACTCCAATACACCCATCTCCGTCAAAATATCCTCTTATAAAATGAGGTCTTAACTCTACAGGTAGTTGGAGATTACCAAAGCCTTCTGTACTTTTTCTAGGATGGATTCCTTGATTAAAAAGATTTTCTACAAATAGTCTATTGTGTACATCAATTCTCCAAGCAGGAGTTGATTGGTATACTTTTTTATTAGACGAAACAATAACTTCTTTAGATTTATAATACTTTAAATCAATAGAATGTTTAATCTCCAAAGCAAGAGTCTCAAGTATATACTTGTCTTGTTCCTGGAGACCCAAAGAAAAAGTATAAGAGTTTCCACTTATTTTATCTTTCTTTATTCTTATACATCCATCAGCAGCAATTAGTCCTAAAAAATAGGCTTTTGCTTCTGTATCTATGATTTTAAAATAGTCTACGTCTAAAGACTTGTTAATTTTAGGTCCGGTAGGGAGATTGTATCCCGTTTTGTAGATTCTTTTTATAGGATATTCTAATCCTAGGTTACTCCACTCTTTTCTAATTAACTCTTTTCTATGTTTAAAGTGTTTTTGAACTTTGTTTATGTCTTTACACTCTAAGTAGTAGTCATAAGCTAATTTGTAGTTGATTATATTTAGTTTTCCCATGTATATTGCTCACACAAATATACACATATAAATTTTTTTGTCAAGTTATTGGTTAAGACAGATTATGAGAAGATACCTTAAGACCTCTTTTACGAAGACCACCAACGTCAGTTGCTGTACCTGAGTTAAGAGAGTAACCATACTTCTCCATCAAAGGCTCAATTAAATGATAGTGATCTGGGTTAAAAGTCTGAACTCCATTGGTGAACTTGATGAAGTCGTTGGTATAAGACCTGCGATCCAATTGAGTAACCACTAGTGAGTTGTCAAAGAAAGACATATCACAGCAGTTAGTACCTACAATTCCTCGTTCCTCGCCATAAGGTAAGAAAACTTTACAAGCAGGCATCATTTTAAGCATTTGGATAGCAAAACAAACACCTACTGAGTCATCAAGACCTAAACCACATTGTTCACCTGTAGCATCATCAAAGCCAAAAATCCACTTATCTGTTTTAAAGATACGCATACCTACATGATAGCTTTGAGCTGTGTCATAATGTGCTACTACTGTAGGGTAGAATTCGGCTTCTCCTTTAGTGCAATAAATATTCCCTGCCTTCTCTTCTACTGTAACACCTTCTATCTTAGAGATTAACTCTATAAGCCATTCCTTCTTCAGTGCTTCCATTTCTGGCTGATAGGTAGGACTTTGCTGATACATGATATCAAACAGTAGATCAAAGTCTACAGGGAAATCTCCTTTAATAGTGTGGTCTATACTTTCGAGTCGGTTAACGTAACTGCTAACATAAGATTTTGTCATTTTTGTTTTATTTTAGTTTGTTTGTTTAATTTAATTTGATTTAATTTAATTTAAAAAGGCATCTCTCGTGGACCTTCATCAGGAATCTGTGACCACATAGTAAACTCAGCTTCTCCTTGAGCACTAGCTTCCATAGCTTCTGAATCATTTCTTACTTCTTCTAAAGAGATTTCCATGTTAGGTACAGGTACTTCTGTAGTTTCTGTAGTTTCTAAGCCAGCTAATGTTTCCAAAGTTTCACGAACTTGTTCTACTATTGGATTTGATCCTGTGGTTGGCCATGTGTTTAATCCTGAAATTGAACTTGAATTTAAGCTAGTGTCATAGATATTATAAGCAGTAGCGGTTAGATATCCCGTAGGAACAGTAAACGTTGAATATATTGTACCTGAATTTGCATTTGTTTCATAGCGAGTTTGTTCTTCTCTTCTAGCTCGTAGTGCTTCAAGTGCTGTTCTTCTTTGTTCTTCTTCTCTTCTACTAACTTCGTCAGAGTCATAAGCTTCTTCAGGGATGTTTGGATCATTCTTGTGATAGAAAAGATTTCCATCAGTAAAGTAGAAGTCTTCATCTAGAATAAAATAACCGAAACCATTCTCATACTCTCTGAGCTGATCGTCATCCTGGTGAGCATACTGTCCGTTATTTAGCCTAACAGCTCTAGATGTAAGAGTAGTTTCCCCGTCATAAGTTTCTGTACTATCGTCTTCTATTGAAATATACGAATCATCTACTTCACAGTAGATATAACAATTACTACAAGATTCTTGACCTTCGTACTCACCTGCGGTAAGATAAGTAGCATCATCTTCTTCTATTTCTTCACCGCAACAATGACATTGTACTCTATCATTTGTATTGTATCGACTAAAAGAACCTCCAGTAGACCTAAATTGCCAATACTCATCCCTAAGATATCGGTTTGTTAAAATCTTCTTGTTAGGATCGTAGTTGCATAGAGAATCTACGTAAGGAAATTGTTGAATACCTGATAAGTCAATGTTTAAAGAGAAATCTTGAGAAACTTGAAACAAAGTCTCGTAACCAGCTCCTATTAATGTGTTCTTAAGCAAGTTATGAGTCTCGTCATTTATAAAATAAATGCGGTCAAACATAAACTTACCATCAATGTTCCACATAATACAACGAGCAGCAATCTTACCTGATCTCTTAAGTACAGCCATCTTTACTTTGTCTGGATACTTAGTGTAGATTTGGAAATACCTCTGACAGTTAGGATAACGCATACAAGAGTTGCCTAGACTACCCGAGTGTTGATAATAGTTACTTTCGTGATAAGCATCTTTAATATCTTCTCCTTCGATGATAGCAAAATCGTACAAAGGATTAGACACAGTAATCAAAGAGGCATAGGCTTCTGCAAATGCAGTAACCTCTCTGTCTGAATACTTGTCTCCAAATAACCTACGTACAATCTTACCGATAGAAGTATGATAACGCTTCTTAAAGTTCCATACTTCTTTAATTACTACTGAAGTATTTTCAAACTCTACAGCTACTACTCTGTCCCAGTTATTTGAACGTAGATACATTCCTTGTCTACCTACTTCAAATCCACCTGTTCCTCGAGTTCTAGAGTTACGAATGCGGAGTAGTCCTGATTCTTCGGATAAATAAGTGTTTTTAAATTCAATAGAATAAGCTTGAGCCGGTTCATCCCAGAATTGTTGCTCAAATGTTGCAGTACTATCTTGTACACGATCAATAGGATAAACTCTGTCATCTAAGTGTCTAGAGGTTAATCTTAATTGATATGTATGGGTTAAGTCATCTCTAGTAGGGTTTTCTGGCATAGCCATTTTATCTCTACGTCTACCTTTTTGGATATAGATTTTAAGAATAGTTCCTGGACGAATCATCTCCATTGTGGTTTCTTGTCCTGCAAGTCTTTCTTCACGGTCCTTATCTAGATAAGAAATCTTAGTATAGTCCGCTTGAGATAAACCTAAATAGTTACAATACTTTCCTTCTGTAGGAACATACTTAAGGCTAAGAATCTCTCTGGCTACTGTTTTTGCTTGTTCAGAACAGTTGCTTTCGATTAGCTTGTTTAAGCGATTTTTTAAGTCTTTGTGTAACACAAATTTGTCTCTTACTACCTTTACTTTTCTCTTGGGTAAGCTAGCAAGTGACTGAGCAGATACTTGAATAGTATTTGCTGTTTCCATAAACTCCATTGAAAATGGATCGTCAATGATTTGGGCTGTAATTAGCTCCTGTGGTTCTTGTGGTTCTTGTGGTTGTGAATTAGGCATATTGTTTTAGTTTAAATTGGTGTAAAATAAAAAAGCACCCCTAGAGGTGCTTTCTGTTAATTCTTTCTTTTAATTTAAAGTTCTTCTGGCTTCTTTTCAGTGTCTTTCTTGTAACGATGAGCCATTAATAAGTTCTTTTCTTGTAGGGCTTCTTTAAAAGCTCTGTCTCGTTCTTTCTCTGAGTAAAACTTGTAATCTTCGTTCTTCTTCATAGTCTTTACAATCAAATGGAATTCTATGACTGTACCATCTTCGCTTAAGGTGTACTCCATGGTACAAAGTTAAGGCAAAATCCCTAATAAGTCTACTGCAAATCCTATCAATATAGAGAATACGGAGACAAAGAGAAGAGAGAATGCGAAGAATTCGTTACTAGTCATACGATTAGTACTCTTAATTTTTCTTCCAATATTTTTACATGCTTCTCTCATTGATGTGTTGTTTTACTTCTTGCCAGAATAAAATTGCATTGTGCATAGAGCGATCTTCTGCCTTAACATAGTTATCCATATCTCTATACTCAGAGATAATCTTGTCGATAGTGTAGTTGGCAATCTGTTTAAATCTGTAGTAATCCATTTGAAAACCTAATGTCTTCATAATTTCTACCTCCATTGCAGCAGCTTGTGTTTTAGGACTCATGTTACAAATATAAGTCAGTTAAAGTTTTTCTGCTTTCTCTTCGAATCTATATTTTAACTCATTATTAAAAACCTCTTTGTAAAAGTCTGATATCTGATGTTGAGTTTTTAGTATAGCTTCTATGTGATCAAAGTCTAAGTCTTTAATTGGTTTGTAAACTAAGGGCTGTTTTCCATCCTTACCTCTTGTGCCCCAATGAACAGCTTCTCTTCTGGTTAAGTGTGAGCCATCGTCATAGACGCTTAACTCTTCGTAAGTTCCTACATGCCTTCTAAGATAATCTGTACCTCCATCTACCATAAGAACTTCTTTAGTGATAGTATCCTTGTAAGTCACATAATCATGTCGATTATATGAAGTAAGGATAGTACCATCGGGTGTTTTAATCCTATTTAAAAGGATTCTCTTTTCCGTAGTCATAAGTTAGTATATAAGCTGGTTTAATTGTTGTTGTAATGCTTCCATTAATATCAACTGTTTCACTCCTACAGTCATAGGTTTTAAACTTGTAACCTGCTTTAGTAAAGAAGTTAAGCGAACCTAGGTTGTTGGCTTTAACTCTTGTAATTACAGTTACAAAGTCTTTTGCCTCTTCATGAATAGATTTAATAACATAATCCATTAGAAAAGTTGCATAACCTTGTCTTTGGTACTTTTCTGCTACATGAATAAAGTTAATACGATAGCATTCTTTTTTCTTTCTGATTAACATTACAGCTACTATATCAAGTCCGTCTTGGATAGCATGCACTGTTAAGGTAGGGTCGTCAAACGACTTTTTTGTAAATTGTACTCCAAAATGATCTGTGATAAACTGAAAGTATCTAGGATCTTTTTTACAGTAATAAGAAATTTGGGTCAGCATAGATGATTTTGTTTTCTGCTTTAAATACAGCTCGCTTATAGAGTTCTCTAAAAGCATACCTGTGAAGTCCTAATTGTCTTCCTGCTCTTCCATAACTGTATCCTAAATCTTCTCTTAAGATAAGGGCAGCATATTGCTTAGCAGTAAATCCTTTTAAGTCTAATTTAAGTTCAGTCGACATTAGTTTAGATATTATAGTCTGAGTACTTAAGTCCCCACTGTAGGTTAAACCAAGTCATCTCTTTCTCTGCTAGTTTCTTACTCATTTTAAGATTAGTACGTAAGTAAGCTTCACCCCATGCTCTCCATTCTTCTGATTGAGCAGTAGTCATAGTCCACTGAGTAAACCAGTCATCTTTACGGTCTTTAATGTCATCATAAGTGACTTCATGACCTGCAATAACAAACATCTGATTAATGATGTCTATTACTGCTTGTTGTCGCTTTTGTTCTCTTGTTGTGCGTGCCATAGTTCGTATGTGCTATTTGAGGTTTTAAATTTAACGTAGTTATCTTCTTCTTTTATGATTTCTGTGATAGAAGTTGTTAACCAAGTAAAACTAAATCTATGTGGGTCTAGAATACAAGATAAGCCAATAGCAGGTTTGTCATGTAGTTTTCCAAAAGTACCATCTGGTTTCCATTCAATCCATCCAACTTTATCACCAAAGTTAAGTAGATTATCTCTTTCTCTAACTAGTTTATACTTGTAGCCAAGAACTTCTAAAACATTATCTTCCGTTAATGTCATGGGTATTTTGTCTTGTTTAATCTTGCTCATATGTTTCTCTATAATAATCATCAAAATCAGTATAAGCCCTCATCTCATTTCTTCCTCTTGCTTCAAAGTTCTCCATAGACTTGTCCCAAGTTTGCCCGTGTTCTTCCTTGTGCATTGCTTTGGCTTGTTCAATATGATAATATTGCTCTGCGCTTAATGCTTTTGGAAATAATTGTTCAACTAAATATTCCACTGCCGTTTGTTGTTTATTGTTGCTCATTGTTACCTCCTTTGTCTTCTTTAGGGTACTCGTCCATCTTGTGTAGAATTAATTCAGTTGCCTTATAGGGAATCTTTTGTAATGACGTGTCCTTTTGTACATAGTCTAATGTCTTTCCTCCGGCAACAATGACTATTGCCTCATTTGTTGTTGGTGTCATTATACTGAATAAGCAAAAGACGATAGAGAAAATACTCCATGTTTTGACACCTTTCTTTGCACTCTTAACTTTTGCAGTATCTGGAGTGTCGTGGAAGTCATAAAGACTAAAGTAGTGGATTGAATATCCAACAATAAGTAATCCCGAAATAATGGCTAATGCGACAAACAACCCTTGAACTGCTGTCAAGCGTGTTAGTAAATAAATTGCGAATGTATTTGTCATAGTTTTGTTTTGTTTTTTTCTGTTAAAAATATTTTCATTGTTCTGCCTTCGTCTTGAATAGACACTTCGACATTAACATCGTACTCTACCATTACTCTGCCTCCCATCTTGAACGTGTGGTCTATTACTTCAAACCTTGTTACCTTACTACATGCTGGGCCCTTAGGCTTTCCGCAATCATTGCAATGTTTGACAATGGTAAAGTTTTTATCAATGCTACCAGCGTATAAGTAAGTACGCCACACTGGCTTTTCTTCATGACAAAAGTCACATTTGTCAAATTCTATTGTTCCCATATTTTATTCGTTGTTAATTTGATTATAAATTTCATCCCACATTTTATCCCATGTTAAATCATACTCTGCTTGTAGTTCTTTGGGCATTTTGTGATATATGTTATCCTCAAACCAAACCATTACTTTATATTTAAATTTTAAGTCTTTTAGATATGTTTGGCAGTAGTCTCCATCAGGGCTTTGCTTACAGACCATAGGAGAACAACAGCCTTCTTCTCCACACGCAGAGCATACTTTACAGTAGGGAGACTCTGATAGGTTAAATCCTTTAATAAATCCGTTAATGTACATCTGTTTGTCTGTTTCTGTACAGCCATCACATCCTTCCCAAGACTCTTCTGCTATTTTTTTAAGTTCTTCTTGTGTCATAGCTTTTCTATTTCTTCTTTTACTTGTTGCCAATATGGATAAAGTACTTCACGATCGTAATCATAAATTCCTACAAGCATATTTAGAATCTCATCAACTGCAATCAATGCACATTGAATTCCTTCATTTCTTTGTTGTAATCCAACTATGGTGAATTTGTCAACTAATTCTTTTGCTTGTTCTTTTGGTGTCATAGCTTTTCTAGTTCTTTTAACATTTCTTTATGGTGCTCTATTTCATGTCTATTTTGCCAACTGTGGGCTTCTAGAGCTAATATAATCCTTTGAAGAGTTAATGTAGCACACATTACAGCTTCTTTAAACCGAGATTCACAACTGTTAATCCCGGTTTTAAGTCTGCCATTGTTAGGTAATCTGTAGTAGAAAGATAAAACTAAATCTTGAGCTTCTGCTTTAGGGGTTAAAGGTTCCATACTCTTACTAGTAGCCTCCAATTCTCCAACTGTTACCTCATCTATAAGTTCTTGTAAGGTTTTAGATGTGTATTCTCTAGCTTTCATAAGTTTCTTTATAAAATTCTGTAAAGTGATCTAGCTCATGTTTCTCATAGCCTTTATGCTTATGCCACTCAAAGTACTTAAACAATACTTGCTCTTGTTCATTAAAGTGCATTGCTTTAGCTAACTTAAGTACTTGTTTATGTCTTTCGTTAAACTCCTTGTTTTTTATTTGCCCTGTTAGGTAGTCAAAGTTTAAACTTGCTAGTTTATTATCTAGCCACTCAATGCTATTTTGTTTGTCTTTACTCATAGGTACCTCCTCTGGTTTCTAGTATTGGACTGTGAAGTATTAGTTTGTCTTCTGGTTTTACCCACATGGAAGCCGTGAATTCTTGAGGTTTAACTTCTCTCATCCAAAATTGCCACCAACGAGGTGTTGATACTGCAGTGAATGTAAAAGATAATTGCTTCCACCCATTTCCTGTTTCTGCAATTACTTTGAATTGGTGTGAGTTATTGTTCATGGTTTATAAATTAAGTGTGCCCTCAAAGATAGTTGTTCTTTTCTTGTAAGTTTCTTTTTGTATCCAACAAAAAAACTTCGAGGGGTTGCGTATAAATAATACTTATTATTATTGGCGTGATCTATTGCCATTTTTGCCATAACTTTCCAAGGGTATAATTTTACTGGGTATGGTCCACGCGGTAAAGATTTAGTTGTCATCGGCAAATTTAGCGTTGTAATACTCAGCACCACTCAAATAACGTGGTCCACCTGTCTCTCCTGATAAATAATCCTCTTCATATGCTTTGATTATTATGTCTGACTCTTTATCTAATAGCGACTCAGCGTTTTTAATAGCTAATCGGTAAGCATAAATCCAACTTATAGATTCCCCATCATCAATAGCGTTTTGTAATTGTTTTCTAAGCCATACAAGATGATCATCTAGTGCTGTTGTTTGTTTATCGTTACTCATCTTGATTTCTTCTTATGCCAGCAAAATCAGCAACATACACTAGTGATTCTGCTAACTGTTTGGCAAGATTCTTTAATGCTTGTTTGTCTAAAGACTCTAACCACTTGTCTTGAGTCTCTTCTGTACAGTCTTCAAAGCAAGTGGGTTGTCTTTTTGCTTCACCCTTGAATTGTTCAAAGATAAAAATACCGGATAAATCTCTTCTTTTCATAGTTTTTATTATAAGTTTAATTCTTGAGCTTGTTTAGTTAAAAAGTCTAATGCTTCTTCTTGTTTCTTTTTTGCCATTATTTCTTCTAACTGTTTCTCTAGTCTTTCTACACTACCCCAGATAATAAAGGCTTCTGGATCTGCTTGCTTAATAAAGTAAGCGAGTTCTTTCTGTTTACCTCTAGAGTAAAATCCATGTTCTATATCCTCTGCTAGGTCTTGTAAGTGCTTAGGAGCATTTATAGAGATACGTAAGTCATAACTTTGCCACTTAGTCTTCCAATCTACAAAGGCAATACCTTTAGTTAGTTTTCTAATCAAGTTATGCAAGGTCCAGTTACGCACTCTTACAATAGATCTATCACAACCAAATACATGAAGGAAGCGTAAAAACCACCTAGGGCAGAATTTAGGCTTAGCTTCATAGTCCATAGCAATTACTAAGGGATAAAGAGCATTAAAGTAATCACCTTCTTCATGCCATAGATGTGTTCCTAAGTAACCATACTTCTCAAATCCTTTGGGAAAGAAGATATAGCGGAAATCATCTAATGTAATATTACGGGTAAAAATCATACCCTTCTTTCTTCCTCTCCAAAAGAGAAAAAAATACTTAATGTTTTCTAAGCGCTCTCCTAGGGTAGGAGGCTTATAAAATCTGCTGTTTTTGTCTATTTTACCCATGTTTTCTTTTCTTTTTTTAAATTCTTTACGTTGCTGAACTCTTTCTTTAAGTCTTGCAAGTGTATCAGACTGATAGATTTCTCCAAATTCACCATTAAGAAACCTTTCTTTTATGTTCGTCATAGTTTTAAGATAAAAAAGCCCTCGATTAAGAGGGCTCTTCAAATTTTAAGTAGTTGTCTAGGTATCCTTGTATATTGTTTCTTCCTACAGGATTCTGAGAGTGTACAAAGTACTTTGGTAGCCTAACTGCATTGTTCATACAGTATTCTATAAGCCATTTTGCACAATCTAAACCTGTTAATTCTGTATGAATTTGTGCATCCTCGATTAATTCTTCTTGTTTTTTGGTCATAATGTTGTTAGAATAAGTTGTGCTTTTTCTTTTTTTCTTTGAAGAGAAGGAAATAAAAAGTCTGAATAGATAAAATTAATTAGTTTTTTTAATGATTCTTTTTTAGTAATTACTATCCTACTAAACTCTGAATTAACATATTTATAACGGACAATCCTGTATTCAATATTTTTATCTTTAAGTATCTTCTCTAAATAAGTCCAGTCAAAGTTGTAGCTAGAAGAAACATTAAACTGTCTGACCCAATAAAAATTTTTATCTTTTTCTTGTTTATACTTTTTACAGAAAAAACATCCATCACCATCAAAGTACCCCAATAAGTAATAAGGAATTAGTTCATCTTTTATGTTATAGTCTAACATAAGCTCAGACTTTTTAGTAAATCCTAATTCTTTAAGTTTATTAACAAGGTGTGTAGAATATATGTGGACACTGGATTGTGGCTTTCTATTTCCTTGCAAAACTCTGTGGTAATATTTACCTGTAGGAAATACTTTAGATAAAAGTGGTTTAAATTCTTTAAAATCATCTTCTACAGTGTATAACCACAATCCAGGAGCTAGATATCCATCAGCATTAAGGAGCCCAAAAACATATGCTTTTTCTTTAGTGTCAAGTTCTAAACTAGATAAATCTTTTAATTTACACTTATCTAAACTTTTAATTTGATTTTTTCTCATCTTACCTATCTTATACTTCAAATATAAGATTTTCTAATTAAAAGTCAAGACTAATGTGACTATATTAATCTAGTCCGAACATGATTCCGTAAGGCATTGGATTGTTACTTAGATAGTTTACAAACTCTCTATAACTTTTAACCCAAGTAACTTTTACATCCTCACCAAAGATAACCGTAATCCAGACTCTAAATTGTGCTTGAGTAGGGTTACGTAAGTCATCAAGCCATAGAATTTCCTTTGTCATTGCTCTTAGATTCTTTGTTTCTTTTGGTGTTCGTAGATTTACGCTTAGCATTTGCTGCCTTACGTTTCTTTCTTTGAGCTATCTTGACAATATCTTCTTCTATATGATCATATACAATACTTCCTTCAGGCATATTATTAACTTTTTGTCTAAATAAAAGAAAAAGAATAGCCATAGAGACTGCAGAAACACCAAATAAAATACACAATCCAATAAATATGCTTTCCATTATTTCTGACTTAAGTCTATGGAACCTGTAATAAAGTTTAAGTGCTCTGTGAGATGCATCTCTCCATAAGCACTGTCAACTTCGTAAGTTTTAGCAATCTTTACTACTTTCTCTTCGATCTGTTTTTCTAATGCTTCATCGTGAAGCTGAG